TACACAGGTTTAACCTGTCGGGTATGAGCCCCCGCCTGGCCAATGTCAGCCTTATGACTAGGTTCATTTCGGTTATAGATTTGAACCACCAGTACTACTTAACAATGAAAAACATCAAACAAAGAATGTTTAATGCTAATCATTTAATTAAAGTAGTTAACTGGATCCTGATTTGTTTTAACAAACCAGGCTCAGTGCCATTTGGACCTTTATCAGTGTTAATAACTAATTTAGGTAAAATCCAACAAACTCGAGGAAGAGATTTTCTAATTCTCTTTGTCAAGGATGTTAGAGGTAATTTGATGAATTACCTTTCAGATTCTTCTGAAAGATTACCATTAGCTAAAACAACGAAGGATGGTATTCCAATAGTTTTAGGTGACCTAATACCAATAATACGTGGTAAATCATACCTAGCAATAGCTATGGTTTTCACAGTATTATTTAGTACTAGATCACTAAAAACCGGAAAGATTCCATCTACTGAAAGTATCACGGCTCCCTATAACGGGGACCTTAGTGATATCTTTAAGCATATGAGATCTTTCTGGCGAACATTGGGATACCGATACTCCTCACAGATTCCAAAGTACTTAGAAGCTAAGACAGATGTATACAGATCAAAAGCAGGACCTAACGGTCATGCTCTTGTGTCTGCATACATCGATGCTCAGCATCTACCGGACAGTTTAATTTCCGATCTCCTTATTATGGGAGGTCGTAAGATTAAATCCTGTCTGGATAGTACTAGGGCTCCTGTGATGTGGGATTTCTTTAAAAACAACTTTGCTCCTCTTGTCAGCATCATACAGAAAGGTAAACCTCCTATCATTAGGAAGTTATCTTTCTTTGCTGATAAAGAGAATAAAGTGAGAGTAATAGGTATACTTGACTGGTTTAGTCAATTATGTCTAAAACCTCTTCATGATTTTCTCATGAATGTTCTAAAAAGAATTCCACAAGACTGTACCAATGACCAGAATAAGTTTATTGAATTAATCAGAGATAAGGATATCTATTATAGCATTGATTTATCAAATGCTACTGATAGGTTCCCTATTTCTGTAATTCATAAATTACTCTGCTTTAAGTTCCCTTCTCGGTATGTTAATGCTTGGAAGAACGTGATGGTAGGTTATCCCTTCATTTTACAAGTTAATAATAAATCTGAAGAGATTTATTATTCAACTGGTAATCCGATGGGAGCCTATTCATCATTTACTTCGTTTGCATTAGCACATCACTATTTAATATATTATTGCTGTGTAGAGACAAATACTCAATGGAAAACATTGAGTTATGCCCTACTAGGTGATGATATAGTAATATGTGACGAGAAGGTAGCTGAAAGATACATGTCTCTTTTAGAACAACTCGATATAAAGTTCTCAAAAGCAAAAACACATAAATCGAAAGATTTTTATGAATTTGCTAAGAGGATTTTCTATCGAGGTGTTGAAGTATCTCCTTTTCCTTATTCTGCATTACACGAGTGTAGTAAATCATTTGATTTGCTATTCACTCTGTTATGGAGTCTAAGGAACAAAGGTACTTGGACACCTAAGACTGACATTATGTCAACCGGATTAGAATTCTTTAGACTAGTAAAAGGCTGGCGTAGACCGTACCTTAGAAATAAGGTACAGCCTAAAGCCTGGCTTTTACTGGGAATACTTGATATTGTAGCAGGTCTTCGTGAGGCTGATGATTTCTTAAATGAGATCATCAGGCTCAAGAACTACAAGCTACCAACACTATCATTGGAAGTATGTAAAAACATACTAGCCAATTGTGTTGTTCAAGCATTCGCCGAGTCAAATGTAGCGAAGGCGCTGGACTATGGTTCGATGGATATGCCCTTATGGGACATAAACCAGAAAACCAGTACAGCCTTCTTCGGTCATAAGGCTCAGTTTAAGAAGGATAATCCGGATGTTAATCCTGGTGATGGTATACCTTTTAGTACCCCTCTTGGACAAGCTCATTTAGCTGTCCAGTTGGAGTATCAAAGATTACTAGACCAGATATTAACATTGGACAAGACTGGAGAGGACTGGAGCTTTAAATTAAGAACATTCGCTTTACCTAGAAGTGATAAATCAATTCTAGATAAAGGGGATTATCTTTTATCTAAAGCAGCTAGGTCCTTCGGAGCCTTGGTCGATGAACAGTTGATGATATTACAATTATATCCTCAACTATTGTCGATCTAGGAGGCCGATAAACTCCATTTGGC